AAACACCGACGGTTCAAACTTTGACAAGGGTCTTCGTACTCCTGGTTGGAATCTATATGACACTTATACTGATGCGAATGGTGCAACTCGTCATCGTGTTGAGTCGCTGATTTCAATGAAGGTCGATCCAGGTACTGAAGCAAATACTGTTGCTTACACCTCTGGTGACCTTGGCGTTTACGCGAATACAACGATTGAAGATCAGACTGTCGCTGATCTTTAATAGATTATGAAAATAAATGAAGACAACTTTTTGTTATTGGCCGCAAAGTATTATGATGGTAAAGTGAACTCTACGATTGAAGAGTTCTATGAAGATCTAAAGCGGTTTCAATATATCAAAAGGTTGTTTTCAAAATATGAACAAAAAGGTGATCTCAAATCTAGGTTGTTGCTGAATCATATCATTATACTTCATAACTGTTTTGGTTCAGCAACAATACCATTTTTGTTCTATAAAGTCCATGAGTCGCATTATAGTTATTTGAAAACTTTTTTGATATTTTTGTCTCTAATGCCTCAAAAGATACAAGTAAACGACAAGCTTGTAATGAGTAGTTTGATACCGATAGACAACAATATAGCAAAAGAGCTTCGAAAAATATGATAGTTGATTTGTTCCTTGTTTACTCTTTTATTCGAAGATTAGCCACTCCATTCAAAGAGTGGAAAGCCTATGATCTTGGTATTATTGATGAAAAGGGTAATCAGCTTCGGAAAAGAAAAGATTTTCGTACAGTCAAAGAGAGAGAAGCATTTGGTCTTTTTGATATTGTGATAATGAAGCTCAAAAGATTACTCGAAAAAATCCCTGGCGGTAGCACTCGAATCGGAACTTATGCTGCTGCTTTATGGCTCATCAAAGAACATAAGAATATTGAGTCAGGAAAATATTTATCGGAAAAAGAGATAAATGAAGGTTTACTTGACTGCATTACCGAAGTAAAATCAAACTCGAATAAAGACTTTCTTTTTGAATGCGTTTTTGAGGATGCTCCTGTCACAAGCGTAGCTTCAGGCGAAATACAAGGTATTGGATATGGTCCAAAAGGAGAACCTGGCTTGACTCCTGCTCAAATGAAGAGATATAAGAAAAAGAATAAGCCTCTCAAAAGATTCCAGGATATTCTCAAATGATAGTCACTACGCTTATTGGAACTCTTGTTGGTGGCGTCACTTCTATACTACCAGGCGTATTAGAATACTTTAATGCAAAAGAGCGAAATAAGCATGAACAAAATATGTTGGAGCTCAAGTCGAAACAGATGGCTTTGGCAGCTCAGCACAAAATCGATGTTATCAATACTACAGCAGATGCTAACGAGGGAGAATCTCTTCGATCTCATGATAGTAAGCTTGATGGTGGCAGCTTTATCAACGCACTTCGGGCATCTGTTCGACCAGTCATTACTTATTGTTTTTTTGGACTCTTTGTCTTCATCAAAATAATGGCCGTAATGGTCTTTATGGAATCAGTTTCTCCCAACGATACATTGACGAACGCATTGGTTTGGAAAGAAATACTTGGTATTATATGGGATGAGAATACAGCTGGCATTTTTGCTGCTATCATGGGTTTTTGGTTTGGAGGTAGAGCAATAGAAAAACTCAGGAAGAGGTAAAAGAATGTCAGAAGATAATATCAAAACAGATGTTGAGATTCTCAAAAGAGATGTTTCTAATATTCAGTCTTACTTACCTCGACTTGACTCAGCTATTGAGAAAATAACAGAACTCTCAAATACAATGTCAAAAATGTTGGCTATTCATAGTCAAACGATTGAGACTATGAAAGAACAATCCAACGGTCGTCATAACGCGACAGAAAAAGAGCTAGATATTATCGACAAAAAAATAGATCATCTTGACGATGATGTAAAAGAGTCTCTCAAATCTATCATAGATGCCATCAATACCAAAGATAAAGAAACGAACACTCGAATCGACACTTTGTCTTCAAGACTCACAGCCTTAGAAAAATGGAAATGGTTGGTAGTCGGAGCTTCGATGGCCATAGGTTACGTTATCAGTAATCTAAAATTTTTTCACTCTATCATAAACTAAATCACGAAAAAGCCTTTACTTCTTTTTGAAACACTGTATAATCACTACTGTGACAGGAATATATAAAGGACTTTATTATTGACTCCTATTGATTACAAATATTCTAACCTATTAGCAAGTAGGTTCGATAAGTTTACAGTCAAATCAACAAAACCTTATAGAGCCAATATGAGGTGTTGTATTTGCGGTGATTCGAAAAAGTCTGAAACGAAAGCTCGAGCTTGGATACTAGAAAAGCCTAACAACACTATTTATTATTGCCATAACTGTAATGCTTCTTACTCTTTGATTGGCTTACTGAAGACTCATTTCAATGATTTATATGAAGATTATCTTTCTGACAGACTATTCTCAAATGACGTGAAGATTGAAGTCAAAGAAAAGCCTCCAAAGATTGAGAAACCTCAATATAAGATTATTCTTCGTAAGATTAGTCAACTACCACATAATCATCCCGCAAAGGAGTATATTTTACAAAGAAGAATACCATTTCGACAACACTATAGACTATACTATGCTCCAAAGTTCAATAAGTGGGTAAATACACTAATACCTGATAAACTCTCAACAAAATACGATGAACCACGTCTGGTAATACCGTTTTTTGACAAAGAGAATAACTTCTTCGGCTTTACTGGTAGATCTTTTTCGCCAAACTCGTCTTTGAGATATTTATCAATCATGCTTGACGAAAATCAAACAAAGATTTTTGGTCTTGATAAGGTTGATATGACAAAACCTTATTATGTTGTTGAAGGGCCGATAGATAGCATGTTTCTTTCAAATGCTGTTGCGATGGCAGGCGCTGATCTCAAACTTGACGCTCTTGAGAATATTGAAAATGCAATATTCGTTTTTGATAATGAGCCAAGAAACAAAGAAATCGTTCAGAAAATGGAGAAGATAATTGATGTGGGATACAAGATAGTACTTCTAAATAACTCTTACCGGAAAAGAGGTAAAGACCTAAACGACCTGATACTTTATGGAATGAGTCCAGATTTACTTGAAGCGACTCTTTCAGACCATATATATAATGGGCTCGAGGCTAAGTTGAAGTTTGTTGAATGGAAAAAGATCAACGCGTAATAAAGGAAAAACGTATGGAATATATGGGTATTCAAATAGATTTAGAAAAAGATAAGCATTTTGACGATCTTGGCCTCAAACGACTTTCTGAATCTTATATGAAGGATAATGAAACGAGCCCACAAGAAAGATTTGCTTTTGTATCAAAAACTTTTAGTAGTAATGAGGAACACGCACAAAGACTTTATGATTACTCTTCAAACCATTGGCTGAGCTATTCAACACCAATACTTTCATATGGTAAGTCTTCAAAAGGACTACCAATCTCATGTTATTTGAACTGGATACCAGATACTGCGGAGGGATTAGTTGACACGCTTTCAGAAACGAATTGGTTATCAATGCTTGGCGGTGGCGTTGGGGTTGGTTTTGGGATTCGTTCTTCTGATGATAAGTCTACTGGCGTTTTACCCCACCTGAAAATGTACGACGCTTCATCGTTAGCGTATCGACAAGGAAAAACGAGAAGAGGATCATATGCTGCTTACCTAGATATTGATCATCCGGATATCGTTCTTTTTCTTGAAATGAGAAAACCCACCGGCGATCCAAACTATCGTTGTCTCAATCTTCATCACGGTATCAATATCTCAGATGACTTTATGAAGATTATTGAGAACTGTATGTTGGATCCAAACGCAGACGATTCATGGGAACTTAAAGATCCTCATAGCAAAGAGGTCAAGGAAGTAGTTTCGGCAACAGACCTTTGGCAGCGTGTTCTTGAAATGCGAATGCAAACTGGTGAGCCATATCTTCACTTTATTGATCAAACAAATCGCATGCTTCCAGAATGGCTCAAAGAAAAGGGATTGAAGGTTAGGCAATCAAATCTTTGTTCTGAGATCACACTTCCAACTGCAGTCGATCGTACAGCTGTTTGTTGTTTGTCTTCACTTAATCTAGAATACTTTGATGAATGGTCACAAAACGAACAGTTTCTCGAAGACGTTCTTGAGATGTTGGATAACGTTTTGAGTCACTTTATTGAAAATGCTCCAGATAGCGTTTCAAGAGCTAAATATTCTGCTATGCGCGAACGGTCTGTTGGCGTTGGTGCTCTTGGTTTTCATGCTTATCTTCAAAGAAAAGGCGCACCTTTTGAATCGGCTATTGCTAAATCTTTGAATATGAGAATCTTCAAACATATCAGCACTGGTCTTGAGAAAGCAAATCGGAAACTTGGGACAGAAAGAGGCGAAGCTCCAGATGCTATTGGTACTGGGTATAGATGTAGTCATGTTATGGCTATAGCTCCAAACGCTTCTTCATCGGTGATTATGGGTAATACCTCACCTTCAATTGAACCATGGAGAGCTAATGCTTATCGTCAAGACACTCTTTCTGGCGCTTATCTCAATAAGAACAAGTATCTTGATAGTCTTTTGAAAAAGAAGTGCGAAGAAGATTCTACTCTTGATATCAATTCCTTATGGTCTTCAATTATCTCGAATGAAGGATCGGTTCAAAATCTTACCTGTTTGAATGATTATGAGAAAGATATCTATAAGACCGCAATGGAAATCGACCAACGTTGGATTATTGAACACGCGGCTGACAGGCAAGCCTTTATTGACCAGGCTCAGTCTCTCAACGTCTTTTTCCGTCCAGATGTGAATATCAAATATCTTCACGCTGTACACTTTTTAGCTTGGAAACGAGGATTGAAAACAATGTATTATTGCCGTTCTGAGAAAATTGGCAAGTTTGATAAAGTTTCTCAACAAATACAAAGACAGATTATTGAGGAAATCGATATGAACTCTATTGTGAACGATGAAGATTGTTTGTCTTGTGAAGGGTAATATGCAAATAGATATCGTCACAGCAGATTGGTGTACATACTGCGAAAAAGCAAAACAGCTTCTTTCTGAATATGGATACGACTATACTGAAATTGATCTAGATTTAGCTTTGGGTTGCATGAGTCTTTATAATCTAAAAACAGTTCCACAAATATTTGTCGACAAGGTTTTGCTAGGTGGATATGAGGATCTTTTGGATAAACTCAATAGAGACGGAGATATAACATTATGAGCAAAAAGCTCAAACTTACAGATGAAAGAAATTACTTCAAACCATTTCATTATCCTTGGGCGTACGATTTATGGCTAAAGCATGAGCAGTCTCATTGGCTTATGACTGAAGTGCCAATGATGGAAGATATCAAAGACTGGAAAAGTAAACTCTCAGATAAAGAAAAGCATTTTCTCACGCAGATTTTTAGATTCTTCACTCAATCTGATATTGATGTTGCTGGTGGATATGTAAAGAACTATCTTCCACACTTCCCTCAACCAGAAGTTCGTATGATGCTGATGGGATTTGCGGCTAGAGAGGCGATTCATATCGCCTCTTATGCTAATCTGATTGAGACTCTTGGAATGCCTGAGAGCACGTATAATGAGTTTTACGAATATGAAGAAATGCGAGAAAAGCATGAGTATTTCACGAACAAGGTAGACAATGACGCATCACTTCCAATCAAGATTGCTGCCATTTCTGCCTTTACTGAAGGACTCGCGTTATTCAGTTCTTTCATTATGCTTCTCAATTTTCCAAGACATGGTAAAATGAAAGGCATGGGTCAGATTGTACAATGGAGCGCTGTTGACGAAAATCTACACTGCGAAGGTGTCATCAAACTATTCCGAACATACATTGAAGAAAATCGTAAGCTCTGGAACAATGATACAAAATCTGCGATTTACAGTATTGCGGAAAAAATGGTTGAACTTGAAGATGGGTTTGTCGATCTCGCTTTTCAATTCGGCGATATGGAAAACTTGACTTCAGAAGATGTCAAACAATATATACGATATATTGCTGATAGGCGTCTCATTTCAATGGGACTCAAAGGAATATTCAAGGTGAAGAAGAATCCTTTACCTTGGGTTGAAACTATGCTAAATGCTCCTGGACATACTTCGTTTTTTGAAAACAGAAATACTGATTACGCCAAAGGTGCTTTGAGTGGAACCTGGGCGGACGTCTGGGCTCAAGAATAAGCATAGTCTGTAGTTAGATTCTCAAAAATATAAATAAGTTTACTCAATAAATAAAGGGAATCTTACTATGGAAACTTTCACTCCTTACACGTACCTTATTGGATGGACCAAATATAATAAATGGTATTATGGCGCTAGATGGGCTAAAAAGAATGGAGTGCTTTATGAGTCTGGATGCCATCCAGACGATCTTTGGGTCACATATTTTACTTCTAGCGAAAAGGTTTTGTTGTTTAGAGAAAAGTATGGGGACCCAGATATTATAGAAGTTAGAAAATCTTTTCCAGAAAATCCTGATGCTGCAAGAAAATGGGAAAATAAAGTATTGACGAGAATAAATGTTGACCAAAAAAGTGAATGGTTGAATGTTTGCAATAATAGTTCTTTACCTGTGTTTTATGGCGACGACCACCCATTGAGAAAAAAAGGCGGTCACAGCGAGAAAAGTAAAAGAAAAATGAGCGAATCCCATAAAAATAAAATCGTGTCAGATAAAACTAGAAAAAAAATGTCTGAGTCTAAAGTTGGTGAAAAAAACAATATGTTCGGTAAAAGGGGAAGTGATAGTCCTAACTTTGGAAAAAAAAGATCTGAAGAAACAAAAGAAAAGATTAGATCGTCGGCTAAAAATAAACCGCCCATTTCCGAAAATCAAAAACAAAAAATATCGGAAGCTAATAAGAAATATAAATGGTGGACAAACGGAACAATAAACGTTAGGTCCATAAACAACCCAAACGAAAAAGAATATAGAAGAGGCAGAACTTTGGATGTTTCTGGCGAAAAAAACCCAATGTACAAAAATGATGCGAATAAGGGAATGACTTGGTGGAATAAAGATGGAGTTCAAAAAAGATCTAAAGTGTCGCCGGGAAACGGATGGGAAAAGGGAAGAATTGATATAAAGGGAGATAATAACCCAATGAGAAAAACGTTTTTCGAAAACAGGTCTACTGATTATGCAAAAGGTGCTTTGAGCGGAACCTGGGCGGACGTCTGGGCTCAAGAATAAGGAGAAAATAGATGAGATGTGGAAGTTGTGACGCCGAGTTTTTTGTTGATTATGAAAATCATCCAAGTAGCGAGGTAAACTATTGTCCTTATTGCGGCGAATTATACCAAGAAATAGTTGACTATAGAGAATACAATAATTATGACGAAGACTTTGATTGTTAATGTCTTGGTTTTATAAAGACAAACCGTTTACAAGTGAGGATTATGAGGAACATGTGAAAAACGGTGTTTGTGGGTTTGTGTATCAAATCACAAACCTTTCAAACCAAATGTCATATATTGGAAAGAAAAACTTTACTTCAACTCGCACAAAACCTCCGCTCAAAGGTAAAACAAGAAAAAGAAAGGTTATTTCTGAATCTGATTGGCAGTCTTATTATGGGTCAAATGAAGAACTCAAGTCACTTGTTGCAGAAGCCAATGACTCTTCTCTTTTCTACAGAGAAATACTTCGACTGTGTTACACAAAAGGTGAGATGAGTTATTTTGAAATGAAATA